AGAAGGTGGTTATGAACTTCGTGGATTACAGCAAGCAGTAGGAACACCAGTCCAAACACCAGTTGATTTAACAACAGCAGGAACTTATTATACAGTTGTATCAATTCGTCTCAAAGCAACTCCAAATAGATTGGATGCAATTGTAATTATGACGGCACTTTCAATTCTTGGTATTACAAATAATGCAACTTATAACTGGCAAGTGAGAGCAACTGGAACATCTAATGGTGGAACTTGGACTGATGCTGGTCTCGATAGTGCTGTTGAATATAAGATTGGTGGGGGAACTTATACTGGTGGAAGAATACTAGCATCTGGATATGCATATGGTTCCAATCAAGGTTCAACACCAATAGATATTCTTAAAGAGGCATTATTTAAGTTTCAGTTAGAAAGAGATGCATTAACTGGAACACCTTATGAACTTTCTATTGTATGTGCTTCTAATGCCAATGGTGCAGATATTCATGCATCAATGGACTGGGAAGAGATTAGTAGGTAATTATGTCAATAGAAGATATTCAACTAAAACAGGGAGACGCATATCTCTCTAACCCAAATCTCAAAAGAGCAAATACCACTATACAATGGTCCCAAGAACAGATTATAGAGTTTTTTAAATGTAAAGAGGATCCAGTATATTTTGCTCGAAACTATATTAAAATCGTTTCTCTAGATCACGGTCTTGTTCCTTTTCAATTATATCCATTTCAGGAAAAACTTATTACGAGATTTCATCAAAATAGATTCAATATCTGTAAGATGCCTCGTCAGACAGGAAAATCAACAACTTGCGTTTCATATCTCTTACACTATGCAGTTTTTAACGATAATGTAAATATTGCGATTCTTGCTAACAAAGCATCCACCGCCAGAGACCTCCTACAGCGTCTGCAACTTGCTTATGAGAATTTGCCTAAGTGGATGCAGCAAGGCGTCTTACAATGGAACAGAGGTAGCTTAGAGCTTGAGAATGGTTCTAAGATTATTGCGGCATCTACGAGCGCCTCAGCGGTTCGTGGTGGTTCTTATAATATTATCTTTTTGGACGAATTTGCATTCATTCCAAATCACATTGCCGATGACTTTTTTGCTTCGGTTTATCCTACCATTTCTTCAGGACAATCTACAAAAGTAATTATTGTTTCTACTCCTCGTGGTATGAATCATTTTTACCGTATGTGGCATGACGCCGAACGTAAGAAAAATGAGTATATTCCTACAGATGTTCATTGGTCTGAAGTTCCGGGAAGAGATGAAAAGTGGCGAGAACAGACAATTGCAAACACAAGCGAACAACAATTTAAAGTTGAATTTGAATGTGAATTTTTAGGATCTATTAATACACTGATTAATCCAACAAAACTTAGAAATTTTGCGTATGAGGATCCGATAAAAAGAAATGCTGGTTTGGATATTCACGAACATCCACAACAAGAACATAATTATTTAATTACAGTTGATGTTGCTCGTGGTCTTGGGAATGATTATTCTGCATTTGTTATTTTTGATATTACTAATTTTCCGTATAAAGTTGTTGGAAAATATAGAAATAATGAAATTAAACCTATGCTATTTCCAAGTATTATCAATGAAGTGGCAAGAGGTTACAATGATGCTTGGTTGTTAGTGGAAGTGAATGATATTGGAGATCAAGTTGCTAATATTCTTCATTTTGATTTAGAATATGATAATATTTTAATGTGTGCAATGCGAGGTAGAGCAGGGCAATTGGTTGGATCTGGATTTAGTGGTAAAAAATCTCAACTTGGTGTTCGCACAACTGCAGCGGTTAAAAAATTAGGTTGCTCTAATTTAAAAACACTAATGGAGGATGATAAACTTCTTACAGTAGATTATGATATTATTTCGGAATTAACAACTTTTTCACAAAAGCACAATTCATTTGAAGCGGAAGAGGGATGTAATGATGATTTGGCAATGTGTCTGGTTATATTTTCTTGGTTAGTCGCTCAAGATTATTTTAAAGAAATGACGAATAATGATGTTCGTAAAAGAATTTATGAGGAACAAAAAAATCAAATAGAACAGGATATGTCTCCTTTTGGTTTTATTTCTGATGGATTGGAGGAAATGTCGGATATAGTAGATAAAAATACTGGAGATCGTTGGATGTTTGCTACAAATGAAAATAAAATGGAATCCATAGAGATGTGGAATGTTGATGAATATGGGGATAAATCTTATATGTGGGAATATAGATAGGTGGATTTAGAAGAACAATTTGAAGTAGAACATCTTCTTTTTACTGAAAGAAAATGTAGGATTTGTAAAATTAAAAAAAGTTTAATAGATGAATTTTATAAAACAAGAAAAAATAATACTCTTTTGTCTTCATATTCTTACGAATGTAAGGAATGTACCATAAAAAGAATTAAAGAGTCTAAAAAATCTAAACCATACTGTACAGATTGGCAATATCCTGATTGGTAAACATTCACGCAGCGTTTCCCCAATTAAGATAGTCATTTTAATAAATATTTCTAGATAATTCTGGATATCACGGAGAATAAAGATGCCGCTAAATTTAGCATCTCCTGGAATTGTAGTTAGAGAGATTGATTTAACCACTGGAAGAACTACTCCATCGTCAAATAAAACTGGTGCTATTGTGGCACCTTTTGCGAAAGGACCTGTAGACGTTCCGACACTAATTGAAAATGAAAATGATTTACTCAACAATTTCGGACAACCATACACCACAGATAAGCATTACGAGCATTGGTTAACTGCCTCATCTTATCTTGCATATGGAGGATCACTAAGAGTTATAAGAGCAAATGATACTCAACTAAGTAATGGTTTTGTTAGTTCCGCTTCAACCGCAGTTAAGATTGATAGTTTAGAGCACTACAGTAATCTTGGTTATGATGAGAATACCCTCACTGGTGTTGTAGTAGCAGCAAGGAATCCTGGGTCTTGGTCCAATGGAGTTAGAGTTGCAATCATTGACTCCAAAGCAGATCAAATTTTAGGTGGAATTAGTACAACTGCAGTAACAAGTTTTGTTGCTACAATTTCCAATAGAAGTGGAGTTCTTGTTGGATCGGCAAGTACTATTGGAATTGTAACAACTGGTCCCAATATTACATTGGGTCAAGAAGTCAGATGTGATGTTGCAGGAGTTGTTTCTGCAGGAACAACAGTTATTGGAATTTCAACTCTAGGATTTATTACAATTTCAAATCCATCTCTTTCTGTAGCTGATATTACCACAACATTTGATTTTGGAACAGTAACTACAACTTCCGCAGCACTTCAAGTTGGATATGGTATTACACAATCTGTAGTAGGTAGAGAAAATCCTGGTGTTGGAACTACATCTGTTCTTGATGGACACATAAAAGGAATCATTACTGGAATAGGTGTTGATAAAATTGAAGTTAAGGTTTTAAGTCATGTAACTAATTCTGGAACTGAAACAGAAGTTGATTATCAACCATCTAGTGTTTATGCGTTCTCAGGTTCTGGATCAGTTGCAATTCATACAAATGGATCATCAACAACTTCTTACGGAAATGTCGCATATACATCAAGACTTGATTGGTTTGATCAACAAACAGTTGGATTAGCATCTTCAGAGACAATTAATTGGAATAATCTTGCCCCAAGACCAGGAACTTCTGCATATGCTGAAGCAAGAAATTCAAGGTTTGATGAGGTTCACGTAGTTGTTATTGACGGTTTAGGATCAATTACTGGAAATGCAGGAACTATTCTTGAAAAGCATCTCAGTCTTTCTAAGGCAAAGGATGCAGAGTTTTCTGTAGGAAATCCTTCTTACTGGAGAAAATATCTTGCAAATAATTCAAGATATATTTTTGGACTTGGTGCTCCCGCAGGTATTGTAACAACTGGTTATAGTTCTGGTTTTACATTAGAGAGTGATGTTAATTGGGATCAAGAAGCTAATGGAATTACATTTGCCGCTCAAGGATCTTTAACAAATGTTTTGACTGGAGGAAAAGATTATTCTGGAATTTCTTCAATTACCGCAGCAGGTTCTCTAACCGCATCTCTTGGAGAACTTTCTGACGGATATGACTTATTCGAAAATACTGAGAACTTCAAGGTAGATTTCTTGCTTATGGGATCTGCCGCTTATGATTTATTGACTACTCAATCATTGGCACAAAAAATTATTTCAGTCGCAGAACTCAGAAAAGATGCAATCGCATTTATTTCTCCCTATAGAGGTGCTGCTCTTACCGATACTGCGGTTCAAACTGAAGTAACTGTAAGATCTGCAGAAGTCATTACTGATAAAGTTTTAGAATTCTATGCACCAATTACATCCTCTTCTTATGCAATATTTGATAGCGGATACAAATACATGTATGATAGATTCTCTGATACGTTTAGATACGTTCCACTAAATGGAGATATTGCTGGACTTTGTGCTAGAAATGATATTAATAACTTCCCTTGGTATTCTCCAGCAGGAACAACCAGAGGTGCAATTTTAAATGCAGTTAAACTTGCATACAATCCTTCGAAGTCGCAAAGAGATAGACTTTATTCAAATAGAGTCAATCCAGTAATCTTCTCACCAGGAGCAGGAATTATTCTATTTGGTGATAGAACTGGTTTAGCAAAAGCATCTGCATTTGATCGTGTCAATGTCCGTCGTCTCTTTATCTATCTTGAGGATGCAATTTCTCAGGCAGCAAAAGATGCTCTCTTCGAATTTAATGATGAAATTACTAGAACAAACTTCGTAAATACTATAGAACCTTTCCTTCGTGATGTTCAAGCTAAGAGAGGAATTTTTGATTATGTTGTTGTTTGTGACCAGACTAATAACACTGCTGCAGTGATTGATAATAATGAATTTATTGCTGATATCTATATTAAACCAGCAAGATCAATCAACTTCATTGGACTGAACTTTATTGCCACCAAGACTGGTGTTGAGTTTGAAGAAGTAATTGGAAACTTTTAATTAACCTAGAGGTTTAAAAAAATGGCAACCAGAACCCAACTCAATACGATTCCTTTAAGGAAGATTACAGATTTCAAGAGTAAACTGTCGGGTGGGGGCACCAGAAGTAATCTCTTTGAAGTTGAGCTTTCATTTCCAGCAGCAATTGGTATTGATGCAGTAACTTTAGATAAGACTAGATTTCTTATTAAAACTGCAGCACTTCCAGCATCAAATGTAACTCAATTAGACGTTGCATTCAGGGGAAGAACCCTTAAAGTTGCTGGAGATAGATCATTCGAATCTTGGACGATTACAATTCTAAACGATACTGACTTTTCAATTCGTTCTGCTTTTGAAAAGTGGAGTAATTATATGAATCGTCTTTCCGATAATACTGGAACAACTGATCCCGCACTTTATCAGGCAGATGCATTTGTCTATCAATTAAATCGTGATGGTAGCATTTTAAGGGCGTATCATTTTTATGATACTTTCCCAACAGCGATTAGTTCAATTAATTTGGGATATGATAATGATAATATTGAAGAATTTACTGTAGAAATGCAAGTTCACTGGTGGGAAGCGATTAAAGGATCATCTCCATCTGCTGGTGGTGAAGATATTAACTAAATAGTAAAATAACAGTTTAAATTTATAAAATGGCGAAACTTTTTGGTTTTTCGATTGAGGATACAGAAGATAAATCCAAATCTATAGTTTCCCCCGTTCCTCAAACAGATGAGGACGGGGTTGATTATTTTATTCAATCGGGATTTTATGGGCAGTATGTAGATATTGAAGGTGTCTATAGAACTGAGTTTGATTTAATGCGTCGTTATAGAGAAATGGCATTACATCCAGAATGTGATGCTGCAATTGAGGATGTTGTAAACGAAGCTCTTGTAAGTGATTTATATGATTCTCCTGTAGAGATTGAGTTGTCAAATTTAAATGCTAGCGATAAACTTAAAGATATTATTCGTAATGAATTTAGATCCATTAAAGAGATGATGGATTTTGATCGCAAGTGTCACGAAATTTTCAGAAATTGGTATGTGGACGGGCGTCTTTATTATTTGAAAGTAATTGACATGAAGAAACCTCAGGAAGGAATTAAAGAACTGAGGTACATTGATCCAATGAAGATGAAGCATGTTCGCCAAGAAGTTAAAACGAATGGAAAGAATGGCGATGTGATTGCAATGAATAGATTAGCAACAAATGCCAATCTCACCAATACGGAATTGGGTTATTCTGATATTGAAGAATATTTCATTTATTCACCAACTGCAAATTATCCAATGGGTTCTTTGGGTGGATCTTCAAAAGGATCAATCAAAATTGCAAAAGATTCAATTTCATATTGTACCTCTGGATTAGTTGATAGAAATAAGGGTGCAGTTCTTTCATATCTCCATAAGGCAATTAAGGCACTCAATCAACTCAGAATGATTGAGGATTCTCTTGTAATTTATAGATTATCAAGAGCACCAGAACGTCGTATTTTCTATATTGATGTTGGCAATCTCCCAAAGGTAAAGGCGGAGCAATACCTTAAGGAAGTTATGAGTCGCTATCGCAATAAATTAGTTTATGATGCACAGACTGGTGAAGTGCGTGATGACCGTAAGTTTATGAGTATGCTTGAAGATTTCTGGCTTCCTAGAAGAGAAGGTGGTAGAGGAACTGAAATTACTACTCTTCCTGGTGGACAAAATCTGGGAGAACTTTCTGATATTGAATATTTCCAGAAAAAACTTTACAGAGCATTAGGAGTTCCCGAATCAAGAATTGCTGGTGGTGGTGATGGATTTAATTTGGGTCGTTCCTCAGAAATTCTAAGAGATGAACTTAAGTTTTCAAAGTTTGTAGGACGCCTCAGAAAGCGTTTTGCAAGAATGTTTAACGATATGCTTCGTACTCAACTTCTTTTAAAAAATATCGTATCTACAGATGATTGGGAAAAAATGGAAGATCATATTCAATATGATTTTCTATATGATAACCATTTTGCAGAACTAAAAGAAGGAGAATTACTTACAAATCGTCTCACAACTCTCACTACAATTGAGCCATACATCGGTAAATATTTTTCAACAGAATACGTTCGTAAGAAGATTTTACGCCAAACTGATTCTGAAATTATTGAAATTGATGCTCAGATTGATGATGAAATTGAGAAAGGAATTTTACCAGATCCAAATGCACCCGTAGATGAAATGGGGAATCCAATTCCACCAGAAGGTGCCGCTGCAGAACAACCAACCCTTGGTGAAGTTCCTACGGAACAACCATCACCTGAAGCTCCAGCAATTTCAGCAGAACCTAAAGGTGGGAAGATATAAATAATCTTATAAATATAAACTTGTTTTTATGGAAGAACTTATCGATTTGATTGCGACTAATGGAGCACCTTCAGAAGTCACAAATAAAATTAAAGAATTACTATATGTTAAAGCTGCTGATCGAGTAGATGCTGCTCGACCAGAAATTGCTTCAATGATGTTTGGTGATAATCAAGCAGAAGAAATCGAGGATGCTGAATAATGGCTGTAAAAATAGTTCAAAATGTAAATCGAATTTCACCTACGGTATCTACCGCCGCTACAAGTAATCCAATTGCTTTAAAATCTGGTTATATCAGAGTATCTACTGGATTAACTGCAGTTTATGTTGAAACTGGAGCAAACCCAACAGTTTCAGTAAATTCTTTTTATCTTCCACCATACAATAGTGAAGTTTTAAAAGAAAGAATTGCTAGACAGAGAATTGCAGGAATTACGACTGGTGCTTCTACGGTGGTTACATTTTCAGATAATGCTGGAAATCCATTCCTTGTTGGTGATTATGCAACTATTGAAGGTGCAGAACCAGCTGGGATTAATACAGTACATAGAGAAGTAACGGCAGTTACAGACTCCTCTATTACATTATCAGCAAATACATCAGCAATTGTAGGTGTAATTACTGTTACTAGTGCATCAGTGGCAAGAAGTGTAAAAGTCGCAGCCCTTGCTGATGGTGTGGCAACAAACGTAAGTATTACAGAAGTCGTCCAATTAGTTTCCGAATAAAAATGAAACTCATCACAGAAGAAGTCTCACAAGTCGAATTTATTACCGAAAAGGTAAACGGCAAAACAAACATGTTTATTGAGGGTATTTTCCTTCAGGGTGATATTTGCAACCGCAACGGAAGAATGTATCCAATGGAAACTCTTTCCCGTGAGGTAAAGAGATATACTGAATCTTTTATTAATAAAGGTCGTGCTCTTGGAGAACTAGGTCATCCGGATGGTCCTACCGTCAATCTTGATCGTGTTTCTCATAAGATTGTTTCTCTTACTTGTGAGGGAACAAATTTTAGAGGTAAGGCACAACTTCTTGAAACTCCTATGGGTAAGATTGCAAAATCACTTTTAGAATCCGGAGTTTGTTTAGGCGTTTCTTCTCGTGGTGTAGGTTCACTCAAGATGACTAATGAGGGTCATAAAGTAGTTGGTGAAGATTTTATGCTTGCAACTGCTGCTGATATTGTTGCTGATCCTTCTGCTCCTGATGCTTTTGTTTCTGGAATTATGGAAGGTAAGGAGTGGGTTTGGGAAGGAGGAATTCTTCGTGAAAGACTTGCTGAACAGACAAAGCGTAGAATTAATACTCTTGTAGACGAAAAAACGCTACAAGAACATAAAGTTCAATTGTTCCAAGATTTCTTAGCAAATCTTTAATTTATAAATAAATATAGATTATAACAAAATCAAAACAAATGTCCGTTGGTAGAAATTTACAAGAAATGGAAAACGTAGTAACCAAAGGAGCTGCATCTGCCGAACCAATGCACAACCTCACTCAAAATGCTTCTGGAGTTATGATTCCAGGTCAAACGGGTGGTTGGGAAGATTTAGGCGGTCCTACTCCAGAAAATTATCGTCCCGATGACGATTCAGCCACACTTAAGACTCCAGGAGCAACTCTCGCTCAAGTAAGAGATGTTGTGAATGCTAAAGCAGCAGCAGCAGATTCGATGCCTCACCTTACAACTGGTGTTCCACCAGGACAAAGTGTAGCAAAAGAAGAAGTTGAAGAGGAAGAGGATCTAGTCGATGAAGAAGAAGTTGATGAAGATGAGGAAGTAGTTGCTGAAGAAGCAGCAGAAGAAGAAGAAAAGGGCGAACCTAAGCATAAAGAAGGTAAGAAGGAAGAGAAAAAAGAAGGTGGTAAAAAAATGAATTGCGAAGAAGAGTTTGACATTGAAGAAGATGTCAATGCTCTCCTTGCTGGTGAGGATCTTTCTGAGGAATTCCAAGAGAAAGCACGTACTATCTTTGAAGCGGCAATTAAAACCAAAGTTGCAGAAATCAAAGAAGAGCTTCAAGCATCCTATGAGGAAGCCCTTGTAGAAGAAATTGAAGCAATTAAAGAAGGTCTTGTTGACCGTGTTGATGCATACCTTGAGTATGCTGCTGATGAGTGGGTTCAGGAGAATGCACTCGCAGTTGAGCACGGTCTTAAGACTGAAATGACTGAATCATTCCTTCAAGGAATGAAGAGTCTTTTTGAAGATCATTATGTAACAATCCCTGAAGATAGATATGATGTAATCGAGAGTATGGTAGATAAACTTGATGAAATGGAAGAAAAACTCAACGAGCAAATCGAAAAGAATGTTGCTCTGAATAGAAGATTAGCAGAGTCGGTTGCTGATGTAATCTTTGCCGATGTCGCTGAGGGTCTTGCACTTTCTCAGAAGGACAAACTCGCTTCTCTTGCTGAAAATGTTGAGTTTGATAGTGAAGCAAACTATCGTGAGAAACTGGTAACTCTGAGGGAATCGTATTTCCCAACAAATACTGGTACTCAAAGAGATGAAACCGAGAATCTTTCGGAGCAAGTTTCCTATGAGGGTGGTCAATCAGTATCGCCAATTATGGAAGCATATCTCCAAACACTCGGCAGAGTCGCTAAAAAGTGATTTTTAAATTATAAATCAAACTAAAACTTTTTTAAAAAGAGGTAAAACAAATGCAAATGTTCAATGCAGAGCATCTGCAGGAGAAGTGGGCACCGGTCCTCGATTACGAGGGTATGGATCCAATTAGAGATTCACACCGTAGAGCGGTAACTGCTATCCTGTTAGAAAACCAAGAAAGAGAACTTCGTGAGGAGCGTTCGTTCCTTGCTGAAGGTCCAACAATGAGCGCCGGAACTGGTGGTTTCGGTGGTGGTACTTACGGAACCGCAGCAGCAGCTGGTCCTGTTGCAGGTTTCGACCCCGTACTCATCAGCCTCATCCGTCGTTCAATGCCTAATCTGGTCGCTTATGACCTTTGTGGCGTTCAACCAATGAATGGTCCTACTGGACTCATCTTCGCAATGCGTTCACGTTACACCAACCAGAGTGGTACTGAAGCACTCTTCAATGAAGCAAATACCGCATTTGCTGGCGTTGGTACAAGTGGTGTATTTGATACGACTGGTTACACTGCACAAGCAGGTGATGGAGCATCTGCTGGTTTCGGTACCGGTACTCAAGGTGGAACCAATCCAGGTCTCCTGAATCCTTCTTCTAACGCAACACAATCTGCTTATAACGTTGGTACCGGTATGAATACCGCTACCGCTGAAGCACTTGGAGAAGATGGTAATGCTTTCAACGAGATGGCATTCTCAATCGAGAAAGTCACCGTTGCTGCTAAGTCCCGTGCTCTGAAAGCTGAGTACTCACTTGAGCTCGCTCAAGACCTTAAGGCAATCCACGGTCTGAATGCTGAAGCGGAACTCGCAAACATTCTCTCAACTGAGATTCTTGCTGAGATCAACCGCGAAGTTATTCGTACCATCTATAAGGCTGCTAAGACTGGTGCTCAAGTCAACACCGCTACTGCTGGTGCTTTCGACCTTGACGTTGACTCCAACGGTCGTTGGTCGGTTGAGAAGTTCAAAGGTCTTATTTTCCAAATCGAGCGCGATGCAAACGCAATCGCCCAAGAGACTCGTAGAGGAAAGGGCAACATGATCCTTTGCTCCGCTGACGTTGCTTCGGCACTCACGATGGCAGGAGTTCTGGATTATACCCCAGCACTTAACGCTAACCTGAACGTTGATGATACTGGCAACACCTTCGCTGGTGTTCTCCAAGGTAAGTATAGAGTCTACATTGACCCATATGCAGCTAACGTAGCAGCACAACAGTTCTACGTTGTTGGTTATAAGGGTTCTTCACCTTATGATGCAGGTCTCTTCTACTGCCCTTATGTTCCTCTCCAAATGGTTCGTGCCGTTGGTCAGGACACCTTCCAGCCCAAGATCGGATTCAAGACTCGTTATGGTCTTGTTTCGAACCCATTTGCTGAAGGTGCTGCTACAGATCAAGGTCTCGGTAGAATCACTGCTAATAGCAACCGCTATTACAGAAGAGTTAAGGTTCTCAACCTTATGTGAGTCTATCTCACAAATCTTAAGGGGATCCTTCGGGATCCCTTTTTTTATCTAAATAAAAATAAAACGATGAAAACGTTTAGTGAGTTTATAAACGAAGCTCAAGTTGTCGCATATAAGAACTATCAACCAGGAGTTCTCGACAAATCGACTGGGAAGTTTACTCAAAGACCTCTCACTGGTCCAGAACAACAACGTTATGGTTGGAAACCTGTAGAGGTAAGTTCTTATAGTAAAGCAGATACTCCAGGATCAACAACTGCAAGTGGAGAAAGATTTTCTGACACTGTAAGAGGAGTTGCAGTTCCTTATAAATCAAAAACTAGCAACGCACCTTCAATTCCATTTGGTACTAAGTTGCAACTTACAAAAGCACCAGGAACCAAAGCACCTATTGCAACCACACGTTCGTTTGATACTGGAAACTTTGGTAAAGCAGGTAATTATAATAAAACAACAAGTCTTGATCTTGCAAGACAAACTGCAGCAGATGTTACTGGTAAACCAAATATAACCTCTAGAGAATTTGGTAAACAAAAAATTTATATGAAAACTGCCCCATCAATACCAACACCCCCCAAGGTAACTCAAAGTAAAGGATTAATGTACGGAAAATATTAAAATGGCGTGTAACTTCCCAAATCAAATTACTAATAGAAATTTTCTTTCACCAGTTGGATTTAAATTTACATTGGCAAAAGAACCAAAAGTTCCTTTTTTCTGCAATTCGGCAAGAATTCCAGAAATCTCTTTATCTGTTCTCCAGCAACCAACGTATCTTAAAGACTTAGATGTTCCTGGGGGAAAACTTCAGTATGGTGATTTAACTTTAAGATTTATTGTTGATGAGGATATGGAAAATTATATGGCAATTCATAATTGGTTAACTGGTCTCGGTTTTCCAGAAACAACTCAACAATATAAAGATTTAATATCTACTGAAAATGATGTAACAAAATTTTTAGATCCTAAACGAGCATTTAGTGATGGAACTCTTTATATTTTAGACAGCAATTTCAATACAAATGCTACTGTAAAATTTAAAGATTTATTTCCAATTTACTTAACTTCTCTTGAGTTTGATGCCACACAAACTGACGTTCAGTACTTTACAGCAAACGTATCTTTCAAGTATACTATCTACAATATAGACACAGGCGTATGACCCTTGATGAAATTCAGGAAATGTGGCAGAGAGATTCTGTCATCGATCCCGATAACTTACACGATGAATCTTTAAAAATTCCTCAACTTCACTCCAAGTATTATACTCTTTATAATACGATGTCTTTGCTTCGTGAGAAGGCAAGAGATACTTACAACAAGGTAAGATTGGAGCGTTATAACTACTACACAGGAAAGGCACCAGCAGAGGTTTATGTGGAAGAACCATTTCCGTATAAGGTAAGAGAGAAAGACGCTATACAGAGGCATATGGACGCTGATGAGAGACTCAATAAAATTGATATGAAGATTCGGTATTATGATGTGATGCTTAAATTTCTGGAAGAAGTGATTAAGTGTATTTCAAATAGGACTTTCCAAATCAAGAATGCACTGGAATGGCACAAGTTCACGGCAGGTTATAACTAAATAAAAATAAAAAGGAAATGAAGACATTTCAAGAATTTTTAGATACTTGCACATATTTTAGTGAAGATTATAAAAAACTTCCTAGAGAGAGAATGCAGCGGCAATATGATAGAAAGAAAGATAAGAATTATGATGAATTTCATAAAAAAAATCCCAGAGGTGATGGTCCAAGAGTTTCAAGAGGAAATTCTGATAGTGAAATTGATAGGCATGGAAATAGTAAACAAACTAAAAAAATTAGTGGTGAACTGAAAAATAATCCCCGATTTTATGATGATAGTCACGAAATGTGGCAAAGGATGCAATCAAAGTATAAGAGTCCAAAAAATGCCTCTGCGGGCGGAAAAGTTGCAAAGGCACTAGCAGGAAAAAGATAAATACTCATAACTGATATTTTATGAATGTCTCATTTGGTTATATCAAAAAAGAATGAGGTTTATCTCCACATTCAAGCAGAACCTCACGTATATTATGAACTAGCAGACCAATTTACATTTGATGTTCCAAATGCAAAATTTAGTCCTCAGTATCGTAACAAATACTGGGACGGAAAAATTCGCCTTTTCTCTACACAAACAGGCGAAATTTATATTGGTCTCTTAGATAGAATTATTAGATTTTGTGAGACTCATAATTATACATATGAGTTCAAGGATAATAAGTTTTATGGTCTTCCTTTTGAGGTAAATGAAAACATCTCAAAGGAAGGTGTAAAGGACTATATGACGGCAATCAGTAGACATTCCCCACGCGACTATCAAATTGAGGGAGTATACGACGCCTTAAGACATAATCGTAAGTTATTGATATCCCCAACTGCTTCTGGAAAGTCGTTAATGATATATTCTCTTGTGAGATACTACGTTGAGAAGCAGCAAAATATTCTCGTAGTTGTTCC